GGCGATCCTTCGCACGCATCTGGAGAAGATCCCGGTGGACCTGATCATCAAGCAGGGCAACGTCCACGAGTTGATCCAGAAATCGCTGGACAAAAAGGATGCGACAGAGATCGAGATCAACGCCTGGATCGACCGCTGCGCGCAGTACTTCCAGAACGTCCAGGCAAGGAACGGGGGCGCATCATGAGCACGCGAGATATCACGATGGACGTGAAGGGCGTGCAACTCATCGTTACCGTGCTTTTGGCCAACCCCCGTTTTGCGAACGCGAAGCCGCGCCGGTATGGCGTGCGTCTCTGCGGCTCGAAGCAGGAAATCGACGAGATCCTGGCAGCGCATGTACTTGAGGATATCGACCGCAAGATCAGCGGCGGGGAGTTGCACTTCACAGACGCGGAAGATGTCCCTTTCGACGTGCCGACGCCGGCGGGAGGTGCATCATGAAAATCCTACACACAGCGGATATCCATTTTTCCCGCGAGCACCAGGCGGAAGCCCTCGCGAGCCTGACGGTGCTGGCGGAGACGGCGGAGCGGGAGAAGCCCGCGCTGGTGGTCATCGCGGGCGATCTCTTTCACAACGGCCTGCAGAATAGCGCGGCCTCCGGCTTCCCCGCGCTCCTGGCAGTGATCCAGCGCATCCTGGACGTCTGCCCGATCGCGGCGGTAAGCGGGACTCCGACGCACGACCTGCCGGGCTGCTATGAAGTGCTGACGAATCTCATTTCGAAACATGCCTTTGTGATGCTCGAACCCGCCCTTCCTCCGCTTTTTCTGTTCGACGATGGATATGTCACCACGGAAGGAAGTACGGAACATCCCTTCAATGGCAAACCGCCGATCCTTATGATTCTTGGCTGCCCTGAGCCGACGCGGGAGTGGCTGCTGGCGGGAAGCGAAGGCGCAAGCGCGCAGGAGACGGGGGAGGCGATGAAGACCGCGCTCCGGGGAATCCTCCTGGGCCTGGGCGCGATCCGCGCGCAACACCCCGAGATTCCTTGCGTCATGCTCTACCACGGACCCGTCGAAGGGGCCAGCATGCAGAACGGCCAGGTCATCGGCGCCGGAGAGATCACGATAGGGCGAGAGGACCTGGCGCTTGTGGGCGCGGACTACTACGCCCTCGGCGACATTCACCTGGCACAACAGATATCAGGGATGCCTGCATACTACCCCGGGAGCGCGTACCCTGTCAACTGGGGCGAGTTGGGCCAATCGGGTTTCAATCTGGTGGAGATAAAGCAGGTTGAGATCGTTGGCTTTCCGGCAATCGATGCGGATACAAAGACTCCTCTCTTCACACATTCCGTCACCCGCATCGACTACCCTCATCCGCGGCGCGTGAAATTCTCCCTTCCCTGGCCCGAGCCGGCCGGCGACGTCGAAGGCGTGCAGGCGTGGATCTGCTATAAGGCGACGAAGGAGGAAGCCGCGAAGATCGACGTTGCGGCGGTCCTCGAAGCGTACATCGAGCAGGGCGCGCTCCCCGGCTCCCGCGTGACGGTCGAGTTGATCCCGACGGAGACGGTGCGTGCGGCAGAGATCACGGAGAAGCACACGCTCCTCGAAAAGGTCCTCGTTTTTGCAGAGGCACAATCTTCTGAGAAAATTGCGATTGGAATTCCAGAAAAGGCAGTCCAGCTGGAGCGCGAAGCAGAAGCGCGGGGCGCGGCAGCTGGCATGCACTTCCGCCTGAGACGTCTGCGCCTTCGCGGCGCCATCGGCGTCTGGAAGGGCCAGCGGAAGGACGAAGTTGACTACAACCTGGACGCCTTCTCCCCGGGTCTGATCGCCATGGTCGGAGTCAACGGCTCGTCGAAGTCAACGGTCATCGAGAATATGCACCCGTATCCCTGCATGCTCACGCGGGACGGGAAGCTGCAGGATCACTTCCGCCTGCGCGACTCCGCGCGGGAACTCTGGTTCGTGGACGAGCGCACAGGGACCGAGTACCGCGCGCTCATGGAGATTGACGGCGCGAATGCGACGGGTCTGGCGAAGTACCACTTATTCAAGGGCGGCGAGCCGATCAACAGCGGAGCGAAACTCACAAAGGACGACTATGAGCAGGCGATCAAGGACCTTATCGGGACCCTGCCGCTGTTTCTCCGGTCGGCGTTCGTATCTCAGCGGCCCACGAAATCAAACCCTGATTTGTCGGAGGCAACCAAAGGTGAGAGGAAAGCGATCTTTCGGGAGTTGGCCGGGCTCGACTACATGCAGGCATATGCGGAGAGCGCAAAGGGCAAAGCAAGCGCAATTGAGGCGGAGATCTCCGTGGAGCGCGGCAGGATCAGCGTCATCGAGCAGCAGCTCGCGGCGTTACCGGGAATCACAAGAGATCGAGATTCTGCGGCTGCTGATCTGGAACAGCGCAATCTGGCGCTCGAGAAACTGGCTGCCGCCGGATCCACGCTCAAGACTGAGGCTGAGCAGCTCGCACAAAAGGTAGCCGAGCAACGCAGTCTGACAGAGAGGATCGCGGGCCTTGAAGACCAGATAGCGCAGAAGCAGCAGGTAATCCAGCTCGCTCAGGCCTCGATAGTCGACTACCAACAGGCGCTCACGTGGAAGCCCGAAGCGGAGAGGGTCATCGCCGAGTGGGAAGCGCTCAAGGAGCAGGAGAATGCGGAGAACCGACGACTCAGTGCCATCAACGCCGACAATACTCGGCTCCAGGGTGAGTACACAACTCGGCTCACGGCTCATAACGCAAATGTCCGAAAGATCGAAGGTCAGCAGTCGGGCCTCCGAACGGAGAAGGCGAGTCTGGAGGGCGCTCGAAACGTTCTTCAGGCTCAGATAGATCACCTGTCGTCTGACCATCTGACGCCCCTGAAGGAAAATTGCCCAACGTGCGGCCAACATTTGCCGTCAGAAATACTGGATAAATTACGCGAGAAACGTGCGGAAAGTGAACGTAAAGAGCAGGAATTGAGGGGGAAGCACGCCGAAACAGGCCAGCAGATCGCCGAAATCGACAAAGAACTCGCCGCAATCACGCTCCCGCCCGCACTTTCTCCTCTGGCGCTGGCTTCCGTCGACCAGGCGCCCCTTCGGCGCATCCTGACCGCGTTGGCCGTCCTGAAGATCGACCAGGCGCGGAAAAATGTGGCCACGGCCCAGGAAGCCGCTACCCGGATCGAAGAGGCAGGGAAGCAGAAGAGACAGGCCGAGGATGAGCTTTCCAAGCTGTCTGATGAGGTTACCTTCGCACGGACCTGTCTGGACCCCGCAATCCAGCCCGTCTACGACGAGGCCGCCCGGAAGCTGGAAGCCGCGCGCGCGGAGTACGGAGAGGCGCAGAAGGCCATCGCGGGCCTTGAGGCGCAGATCCAGGGACTCGGCAAGCGGATCGCGGAGCTCCAGGCCTCCGAGAAGGACCTGGGAGAGCGGAAGATCACGCTGGAGGAGCGGCAGGCGTGCGCCGCCGAATGGCGGTACTTGGAGCAGGCTTGCGGGCCTGACGGGATTCAGGCGCTGGAGCTGGACGCCATGGGGCCGGGCATCTCCGACTGCGCGAACAGATTGCTTTCGGCTGCCTACGGCTCGCGCTTCAGCATCGAACTGCGCACCACGCGCATTGCCGGCAAGGGCTCGAAGACGAAGCAGGTCGAGGATTTCGCGATCATCGTGATCGACAACGAGTTGCTGACCGAGCAACCCATCGAGACGCTGAGCGGCGGGGAGTCGGTGTGGATAAAGCGCGCGCTCTACGATGCCTTTGCGCTGATCCGCGATCGCGCGACGGGGATCCGGTTCCTCACGGTGTTCGCTGACGAGGCTGATGGCGCGCTGGATCCCGAGAGTCGCCAGCATTATTTCGCCATGCTCGAGGCCGCGCACCAGGAGAGCGGGCGCCGGCATACGCTTGTCGTGACCCACTCGCCGGAGGCGCAAGAAATGATTCCGCAGAAGATCGAGATGAGGCGCGCGGAATGACGGAGCCCGTCCGCATCGGCGACGCGACTTTGTACACCGGAGACGTGCTGGCCGTGCTCGCCACGCTGCCCGACGAATCGGTCCATTGCATCGTGACCTCGCCGCCATACTACGCGCTGCGGGACTACGGTATTCCTCCGACCGTCTGGGATGGCGAGCCGGGATGCGCTCACGAGTGGGGGACGGAGTTGCCGCCGAAGCCGGGACCGGGAAACAAGCCGGGAGATTTCTCGACGTCCAGCCTCACGAATCCGCAGAGACAGAACGCCATGGCGCGGCCTGCGTCATCCGGCCAATTCTGCCAACTCTGCGGCGCGTGGCTGGGATCGCACGGGCTGGAGCCGACGCCCGAGCTGTACGTCCAGCATGAGGTCCAGATTTTCCGCGAGGTGCGCCGCGTGCTCCGTCCGGATGGAACCTGCTGGATAAACCTAGGCGATTCATACCAAGGCGGGCAGCGCATCGGGAAGCCTACCGGCAAGATCGACGGCCTGAAAGCTAAGGACCTCGTCGGCGTCCCTTGGCGTGTGGCGTTTGCGTTGCAGGCTGACGGATGGTACCTGCGCTCTGACATCATCTGGGCGAAACCGAACCCGATGCCCGAGAGCGTGACCGACCGCCCGACGAAGGCGCACGAGTACCTGTTCCTGCTGTCGAAGTCGGCCAAGTATTTCTATGATGGCGAAGCGATTCGAGAACCGCATGGTGATAACGCATGGACTCGGAAAGGCGCTATCAATGGCGAAGTATTTGGACAGCACGAGGCTATCGAAGCAGGAGAACGCGGAGATAGCAGAGCATGGACTCCCTCAGTTCGACAGTATAACCCCGCCGGCCGCAACCGCCGCACCGTCTGGACCATCGCCACCGAGCCGTACCCCGAGGCGCACTTCGCCACGTTCCCCCGCAAGCTCGTGCAGCCCTGCATCCTCGCCGGGTGCCCCGAGCACGCCTGCCCGAAGTGCGGCGCCCCATGGGAGCGGGAGGTGGAACGGGAGCGGCTGAATCTCGACGGGACACCAAAGCGCGGGACGTGGCACCGCGATGACCAAGACTCGGCGGTCGGAGGCGGTATTTCGGGGATGAGCGTCGTACATACCGGCCCCGAGCACCCGACCTGCGCCTGCGGCCTCCTATCTTGCACTAACTGTGGAATGGTGATAGAATATCCCCATGACAAGACAATGCGTGGTATGCGGAAAGGCGTTCGAGACGAAGAAGCGGAAGGGCAGGCCGTTGGCACGGTTTTGCAGCCGGGAATGTCTGGGCAGGGGAATGACAACGGTGCCGGAGAAAACGTGCCCGATGTGCGGGAAAAAGTTCCAACCGTACAGGCACCGGCAATTCTGTTGCAGCCGTCTCTGTTCTCAGAGATACGCGGCGAAGAATCGGCCGCAGAGCAAGGGCAAGTACAGGACGACGAAGGGCTACGTGATGATTTACAAGCCGGGCCATCGGACAGCATCGCGGGAAGGCTACATCATGGAGCACCGGCTGGTAATGGAAATGGCGCTCGGCCGCTACCTGGACCCGGGGGAGATCGTTCATCACAAGAACGGGAACAAGTCGGACAACCGACGGGAGAATCTCGAAGTGATGGGCAAGCGGGATCACGACCGGCGCAAGAAACCGGAATGGATAGTGACCTGTCCCCACTGTCACCGGACATTCCCGACGGCGGGCAATGTCCACGATGTAGGGGCGCGCTGACCTTTCGTCCTCACGCCCCCGTTCCCGGAACTGTCATGGATATTTTCGGCGGCAGCGGTACTACGGCCGAGGTCGCGCTGGAGTACGGGCGGCGGGCTGTGCTCATCGAGTTAAAGCCGGACTACGTGGAGTTGCAAAAGCGCCGCCTCGCGCCCGTGGCAGGCCGGCCGCTCTTGAACTTTGCAGGAGGCTTTGAATGAGCACCCGCGATCTCGGCTACTTGGACATTCTCGATATCCCATGGAAGGAGAATCACATGAGCGCACTGGCAATCGATCAAATCATCACCATCGCGAATAGCGAAATGCGAACCGCCCGCGAGCGGTTGGAGGTCGAGGAAAGCGGCCGCGAGGTCGCATCGCTTCAAGGCAAGATCAAGGGCTTCAATATCCTGCTCGGTCACATGTGCGCGGAGCTGGATCTCACCCAGGTCGCGATCGAGGACCTCGGAGATCGGCCGCTCTACATGAGCGAGCTCACTGACGAGCAACTCGACGTGATAGAGCAGGACGTCGCGGCGCTCAAGGCTGATCTCAGATGGGTCGCGGTACTCGCGCGGATTGAGGCCGATATCGAAGCCTTAAAGAATCATCTGCTATTCACCGCAGAGAAATCCCGCGACTTAGATCTCTCCCAAGGCCAGTACAAAGCGGAAGAGGTTTACAAGAGGCTGTTCAACCAGGTGGAGAATGAGGGCAAGCGCAGAAAGAAAGAGCGCGAGGAGAAGGCGAAGGCCCCGGAGCTGTCGTTCGCTCCAATTATCTAAGGAGGTGCCCTATGCAGCCACGGCCGGATGCTGTTACGGCGCACCGGCAACGAGAGACGTGAGCGGGAGAGTCGATAGCGTCGGGTAGGCGGCGAAAGCCGCAATTCTGGCATGAGCCTTTCGGCTCATAGGGGGGGATATCATGTTCTATCTCACGCCGATTGGAATCGTAATTCTCACCTGGGCCGGGTGGCTGCGCATCGCGCTATTCCTTTTCACCTACGCCGTGCTCATCATGTTCGGCTTCGCATTCATCTTGCGAGCCGTGGAAAACACGAAGAAAGCCCGGGCGCGACGCGCCAGAGAAATCCCTGCAGAGGCCCAGCAGAAGATCAACGAACTCTACCGCGAGCGCGACGAAGCCAGAGAGGAAGCAGCCGCGGCGAAAAAAGAGAACACGGCGCTAAGGCGGACGGCGCAGGAGCGCATTGCATTCAATCGCTACAATGACTCGCGGACGAAGGCCGTGATATCGGGGAAGCCGGAATGAGGAGGAAACCGTGAAACAGACCAAACAGGTAACATTTGAAATTGTAAAGATAGGCGAGGAAGTATTTCTATCTTCGAAGATGTGGAACCGCATCGTTCGATTTCTAAAGGATCACGGCTATATCCTAACGTTCACTGTTAAGCGGAGGACTCCATGACTGACCTGGTGGCGCGCCTTGAGGCGGTAAAGAATGGATGGATTAACGATCCATGGTTTTTATTCTGGGGCAAACCAATCCGTGAAGTAGAAGCCCTCCTCGCGGACTACGCCAAGGCGGGGATGCAGGAGGGGCTGGTGCGGTGCAAGCGCTGTGGAGAAACATTAACGACGTGGGCTCTCTGCAAGGATTGCTCCGATGATAAGGCGACCACTACGGTGAGACTGCGGTTGCAAGAGTACAAGGCCACCCGCCCCGCCCCCGGGCGGCCTGCGGGGTTGCGGGAGGCTCTTTCCAATCTCGTTTACCGAATTGATGAGTGGTGGCCCGGCCTTGTCACGGAAACAACGCGACAATCGACGGATCTCGGTGAAGCTATAGTGATAGCGAAATCCGCACTTGGTACGCTCACACCCCTCACTCCCCCTGCCCGCGAGGAAGCGGCGAGGGTTGGCATACACAATGAAATTGCACGACGTTTCAGCGGACCCGAGGGAGACGCCGCAGCAGAGGAAACCAAACGGCGCATGAACGCTCCCTCCCCACCCGAGGCAGTGCGGCGGTGTCCTAAGTGCGATGGGATTGGCCACCTGCGAGACCATGGATATGCGACATGTACGAAGTGCAAGGGTACCGGAGTCGTGAAGGACGCCGGGAGAAACCATCCTTGACCCCTTCATGGGCTCGGGAACAACCGGCGTTGCCTGCGCTCGCCTTGGCCGCAAGTTCATCGGGATCGGGGAGGGGGCAATGAAAGTTATTCCCTGCACTATCTCGCGTGCTCGCGAAGTGGTTCGCTTTCATCATCGGCACAACCGGCCTCCTGTTTCTGGACTGTTTGCCATAGCTGCGGAAATGGACGGGGAAATGATCGGAGTGGCGATTGTGGGCCGCCCAGTGGCGCGGAAATTGCAAGACGGATTCACCGCTGAGGTTACGCGGACATGCACGCTACCGGGAGCGCCAAAGGGGACAGTCTCATTCCTGTACGCCGCCTGCCGCCGAGCCGCCTTCGCAATCGGATACCGAAAGCTCATCACGTACACGCTCCAGAGCGAGAGCGGAGCATCCCTGCGCGGCGCGGGCTGGCAACTGGAATTAAACCTCGCGCCTTCTCGACCGTGGAATGTACCGTCCCGCCCTCGAAAACCGGGAACCGTGGATGGAGTAGCAAAGACGAGATGGAGCGTGAGCGCCCCCGAAGGAGAGAAGCATGACTGACCTATTGCCCTGCCCGTTCTGCGGATCAAGTGCGAAGGTGGATCGGTTGCGGTTCGACGAGGCATAGCTAAGATGGGTAAGGACGCCTACTACTTCAAGCACGACAGCAACGCAAGCAATGACCCAAAAATGATCGCCATGCTCATGCGTCACGGGATGGAAGGATACGGCCGCTTCTGGAGATTGGTTGAAATGCTCCGGGAGCAGAGAGATTATCGCCTTCCGAATACTTCTGTCTCTTTTTCAGCTCTGGCAAAGGCATGGATTTGCACTACGGACGAGGCAATAGAGTTCGCAAAATCGCTTGAAATTGACTACGAATTGATACATTCAGACGAGAATTTCATCTGGTCAGATTCACTCTGTAGGCGCATGAATGTCCTGGATACCGTCAGGGCCTCACGGTCAGAAGCTGCCAAATCAGCGGCCATAAAACGCTGGAATGCGTCACGTACAAATTCGCATGCGTCAGGCATTGCGTCAACTATTAAAAGTGATGCGTCAGTTAAAAAACCGGATGCGTCAGTTACGGAAAATCATGCCATATTAGATCTACTTACTAGAGAGACGAAGAAGGAGCCCTTTAAGGGGGCTCCTTCTTCTCTCGTCGAACCCCAAGAAAAAAACGGGCCGCGCGACAAAAGTAGACAATCTGGCTCTCACTACCAAGCGCCCCCGCTTCACATCGCCACTCCAGAGGATGATGCGGCTGTTAAGCTTAAGGCTGCGCAATTCAAGCAGGATCATCACCAACCCTTAAGTGACGACGAAAAGAAAATGCTTGGAATTATAGAGGTGAAAGATGATTTCCCTGAATAATCCGAACGGCCTCGCGCCGCCCGACTCCCGTGGCGATTTCCCGGAGGCGACATGATCGCGCGCCGCTCCTTCCGCCTTCGCTTCGATCCGACCGCTGCGCTGACTCACACCACGCTGATCCAGATGATCCGTGAGTATCTGCAACTGCGGAGTTGGTTTGTTTGCGTGACCCCGCGGGGAGGCATCGAGGGGCTGGCGGGATTTCCCGATGTGATTGCTTTCAAGTCTGCGCGGTGTTTGTTGGTCGAGGCGAAAGTCGGCGCCGACAAGATGGACTACTACCAGCTGAGGATGAAGGCGAGCCTTGAGCGCGCGGGCTTCACGGTGATCGAGGCCCGGAGCCTGGATGATGTGATCGAGGCGGGAGTGTGAGGGATGGCAAGGCTTGAAGCGCCAATGGCAATTTCAAGGACGAGAGTAAGGATCATCGACCACGGCCATTTCTCTGAGCGAAGAATTGAAGCCGTGAAGGTGCACTATCCATGGCTGAAGTTCCTCATGCTCTGGCTACTTGGCGATGGGCGCTTCATCGCGGAGGCGAAGGCCCAAATCGACGCGATTAACAAAATCCGTCAATACGAGGCTGATCATCCGAGGCGACCTAATGTAAGGCCAGGGCCGCAAGGGCCTGCGAACATCTCGTTTCGCTGATACCCGTTCACTCACTCGGGAGGGGAAGTGAATCGACGAACGCTTGTGCGACTGTGGGCGAACACTGAGCTCGTGACGTATATCAAGGGCCAGGCTGCGCGTCATTTCTCCTGCACCGAGGACCGAGAGGATGCCGCGATTGAGGCGTGGGAGAAGATCGCAGCACTTCGGGGGCACCCGACATTGGAGTATGTCCATAAGTGCGCCCATCGCGCAATTGCTGCGATGTATCGCCGTGAGTATCGTCGAACAAGGCGTTCGGTGTCAACATAACTGCCGTAAAATCAATTCCCGGCGTCAACGGATAGGGTAGAAGGGCGAAAAGTGGCCTGACGGCCCGGGGCGCGATCCTCCCAGGCGCGCCCCATTCACCCTTTTCTGGAGGGGACCCTGGGCAAGCTGGGCGAGCTCGGCAAACTGACTCCGCGCGAATCTCGATTCTTCGAAGCCTACATAGGCGGGGCGTCCGGTCAGGATGCCTATCTGCTCATCAGCCCGAACGCCGGAGATCATGCACGCAAGTCAGCGAGTCGCATGCTGAAGCGCATAAAAAAAAAGTCGATTGGCCGCGCCTCCAGGAGTCAGCCAACCAAGGCGAGATCAGGCTTCTCCGTGAACTCGAGGGCGTTCTTGGTTGCGCTGATGTTCGTGTTCGCATGCGTGCTATCGAGTTGCTTGCCCGCCTGCTCGGGAAAGATAAAGCCGAGATCGACGTCCATCACGATATCGTCGAGATCCGTCCAGCTCCAAAGCCTGAGGAGCCTGCCCCAGGTGACGATTGATTTCTCGCGCCTGCCCGAAGTCATCAACCCGGTCTATTACCCGTACCTCTGGGATCACAAGCGCTTCAACGTACTCTACGGCGGGGCGGGATCCGGTAAATCCGTATTCGCCGCGCAGCGGTTCACCTATCGCATGGCGACCGAGCGCGGGCACAACGTCATGGGAGTGCGCAAGATCGACAAGGCAAATCGCGACTCTACCTTCGCGCAGATGAATCAGGTGATCACGCTCTGGGGGCTGCACGACCTTTTCCACGTCACCACGCAGCCGCTGTCCATCATGTGCAAGCACAACGGGAACCAGATGGTCTTCCGCGGCCTGGACGACCCCGAGAAAATAAAGTCGATCACCTTCGCCAATGGGCCACTTACAGACATCTGGATCGAGGAGGCAAGCGAGATCACCCCTGCCGACGATCAGCAACTCCGCCTGCGTCTCCGCGGATATGCCGCCGTCCCGAAGCAGATCACCTATACATTCAACCCGATCTCGGCGCTGCACTGGCTCAAGGGGCGCTTCTTCGACAACCCGCTTTCCCCCGATCGCGCAAGTGTACTCAAGACCACATACAAAGACAACGCCTGGCTCGCCCCTGATGACCGCGCCGAGCTCGAGGCGCTCAAGGATGAGGACCTCACCTATTACCAGATATATGCGCTGGGCGAATGGGGCGTCATCGGCAACGTCGTTTTCTCGAATTATGTGATCGAGGATTTCCCGATCGACTATTCCGACTTCGACGGCGTGTATCAGGGCCAGGACTACGGATTCAATCACCCCTTCGCCTTCGAACTCGTGGGCATGAGGGACGGCGAGCTCTATATCTTCGATGAGATCTACAAGCGGCAGCGCACGAACACCGAGGTGATCGAAGACTCGCGCCAGTACTTCGAAGAGCGCAAGATCCTCGAGCGCGTGCAGCGCGGCACAACGACGGGCGACTCTGCAGAGCCCGCCAGGATCAAGGAGTGGAATCAGAACGGCTGGCGTGTCATCTCCGCAAAGAAGGGAAAGGATTCCGAGCGCTTCGGGATCGACTTCATGAAGCACAAACGCATGCACATTCACGCGAGCCGTTGCCCGGGCATCGCCGCGGAGATCCCGATCTTCAAGTACCGCGAGGACAAGAACGGCAACGTGCTCGAAGAGTTTGTTGATTTCAAGAATGACGGCATCGCCGCGGTGCGTTATGCGACGGAAAGCATTCACTCGCCGCTGATCGAATGGGGAGTTGTGCGATGAGACGCAAGCTGGGCTTCGTCGGACGCATCATGCAGCGCGCCTTGAAGTCCGCGGGCATCTCCTGGAGCGACGAAGCATTCTGGTCAACGTGGACGCCGCAAGGCTCGATTACTCCCGCCGGCTACTCCGACATGAAGAAGGCAGTAGGAGACGGGACTGCCCTCGATGTCATCATGGCGCCCGTCATGTGGGTTGCGCGCCGTATGGCCGAGAGCCCGGTTGGCGTGACGAACATTGCCGACCCCTCGATTGATTTTCAGCATTCCGCCGCGAAACTCTTGAAGCGCCCGAATCCCTGGTACGCGGGCAGCACGATGCGCATGGCGATGTCGATCAACTACCTCATGGACGGCAACGCATATCTGCGCAAGGTGCGCGATAAGTTCGACTCCCCTTATGCCCTGGTGTTCATTCCCTCATGGACTATTGAGCCTATTCCTCCTCCGCTCGGCAAGGGCGGATACATCGACCAGTATATGTACAACCCCGGGGGCATCGTCACCGCGGATCAACAGCGGGCGCAGTTGATCGATGCGCGCGACATAATCCATCTGCGCTATGGCATCGACCCGAACTTCACACGCAAGGGGATCTCACCGTTGAAGATTCTCATGCGCGAAGTCTATACGGACGTTCAGGGCGCGACCATGACCGCCATGATGTTGAAAAACGCCGGACTGTTCGGCGTGGTCATCTCTCCGAAGACGCTCGAAGGCGTTACAGTTTCGAAGCCGACCGAGACGAAGAAATACATCGAAGAGGAGTTCAACGGCGTGCGGCTCGGGAAGCCGATGGTATTTTCCACGCCGACCGATGTCTCATTCCTCGGCCTCGAGCAAGCCAAGTTCGACATGGGCGCATTGCGCGGAATCCCTGAAGAGAGAGTCTGCGCGCTTCTCAATATCCCCTCTGCGGTCGTCGGCTTCGGGACCGGCATGAAGCAGACGAAGGTCGGGGCGACGCTCGTTGAACTGCGCGCGATGGCCTACGAGGATTGCGTGATCCCTACGCAGAACTCATGGTGCGACGAGTTCGATCTGCAGATGATGCCCGACTTCGAGCCGGATCCCGAGAACTGGCACTGTCAGTTTGACAACTCCGACGTTCGTGTATTGCAGGACGATGAAAACCGGATCAGCGACCGCATGGTGAAGCAACTTGTGAGCGGCGGCATCCTGTTGAGCGAGTTCCGCGAGGAGATGGGTTATGAGGTCGATGAGGCGACGCAGGAGATCTTCTACGTGCCCAGCATCGTGACCCCGACGCCGGCCGAGGAGATCAATGCGCCCCCCGCTCCGCCTCCACAGATCGTGCTCCCTGGACCGAGCGGAGGGCCGAATGCCGAGGGAGGTCTACCGACCGGGCAGGAGCCCTCCTCGGGCCCCAACGCCGAAGGGCAGTCCCCTGCGGGAAAGTCACTGGCCGAGCGCAACGAAGTGCGCCTCAAGAAGCGCAGAGCGGCGCGCAAAGACGGCCTACATGGCAGCGCCAAGCTCACAGCAAAACTCTCCCGGTTCATCCACGCTCAGGATCGCGCAGAGAAGCGCACCCGCAAGGTATGGGCCGGGGAGCTCACTGCACTGTTCAAGGTTTATGGCGAACATGTGGCGGAGACTTTTCAAAAGACTGCCGAACGCCATGGCGCGAAAAACATGCCACGCGAAATGCTCAAAGAGGATGCGCCCGATTGGGCGATCATCGCGGGAGAAGCGCTCATAGATGCCGGGGACATCGCGGGCCTTGTGAGCAGCTTCGGCGGGAAATACCTCGCGATCGCTAAGGCCACGTATGGCAACCTCGATTCAATCCTCGGCCTCGGCGTCATGCTGGACGACCCGACGGAGCAGACGGTGCTGCAACTCGCCGGTAAGCGCATGGGCCTGGTCGATTTCACTGACCAGGCGCGCCAGGCCATGTTCGACACGATCTCCGCCGCGCGGGAGACGGGCGCGGGCGCCGCAGAGATCGCAAGGCAGATCGCCGACTCCATTGCAGCGGGCCCATGGGGATCAGCTGAGACACGCGCCATGGTGATCGCTCGAACCGAGACGAAGTACGCGCAGAACTCAGCGAGCCTCGCGGCCTACGCGCAGAGCGAGAATGTCACCGACGTGCTCGTGTTCGATGCCCAGCTCGGGCCTACGGATGAGGAGTGCGAGGCTTTGAATGGTGAGACAGTCTCGCTCTCTGAGGCTGAGATACTCATGGAAAGCGAGCACCCGAATGGTACGCGATCCTTCGCACCCGTAATTGGAGGTCAGTGATGGAATCATGTGCAACGTGTCGCTTCTGGATGCCGAGTGAGAATGTGAACGCGCCCGGCGTTTGCCGTCGGTTCCCCCCGAAGCCATTTCTCGTTCCCATGATGGCGGAGACGCCGGGGAGGCTACAACTCCCCAGGAAGAATCCCAACTCGATTCAGATGCAGCTCATGACGCACTTCCCGGCGACAGACCCTCAAATCTGGTGCGGCGAGTTCAAGCCGATTGAAGGAGAAGCAAAATGATCGTCAACCCGTATGCGAAGGAAATATCGCCGCAGACTGATGGGCTCGCAGATGGGCCGCCGAATACTACAGGCACCTGGGCGTCGTGTCTCAACCCACAGAAGGTGTTCACGCTCAAAGCATACTTCATCAAGTTGGGCACGCGTCTGATCATCAAGGCGAGCGGGGAGATTTCGAGCGTGGTGACCACGCCCGGTACCGCGCGCTTCGATCTAACAATCGGTGGCACGATCGTGTTCGACTCAAAGGCGATCCTGCTCGACACCGTTGTCGCTCACTCGCAAGCTCCGTGGTTCCTGTATCTCGAATTACTCGCGCGGCAGGGCGGCGGGTTCGGCTGCGCGTTTTGGCCGTCGATGTGTTTCTGGGCGTGTGAGGATATTCTCGGCGTACCGGCAACGCCGCCGAAGGGATCGATCATCGCAATGCTGCCGTGGAACACATTGCCGCCCGTGTTGCAACCGTCATTCGACAATTCCAAAGACGGATTGCTCGACCTCAACTTCACGCAGACAGCGGCCACGGGCACGCTGCTGGTGCACGACTACTCCGTGCAAGTAGCCAACGACGCGAACCTATGAGTCGCACAGCGCCACTCCGAAGCAAGGGCAAGCCCGTCGCGATCCGCGAGGGTAACGGCATGCGCGTTTTCGCTACTCGCGAGATTGCACTCCAGATGCTTCACAAGGAAGGCTGGACCGATGAGGAGATCGAATCTCGCTTCGTCGAGATCCCGCTCAGAATCCGTTTGAAGTTCGCAGAGTCGAATCCGATGAACCGTTCAACGCCGCACGATAGGCGGCGTCTGCGCAAGCTCGCAGCAAGGGGGGCATGATGTATCTTTGGCCGCAGAACCGATTCGAGAACGTCCGGAGCCAGGGCGATTTCCGCGTCTCGTCCTACACCGGGCTTGTCACGGCCGTCGCCGGGGCGGGCGCGCTGGTCTGTTTCCGCTGGGCTTCCACGGTGCTCGATTGCATCGTCTGGTGGGCAAAGTGGAACTGGTATCTCACGACCGGCTTCACCGCCGGGCAGATCGTTGACCAGGCACTTTTTTTCAACCGAGGATGGAGCACCTCACCATCCGGTTCAACCGACATTCGACCGGCTGCCCTGCAGAATAAGCGAAAGACCTCGCATGCCAACTCACTACTTACCGCGTTCCAGATCGCAACGACAGGAGCGGTCACCACGGGCACGGTCGGCGCGAAGGATTCCCTTCCGCTCATGACCCGTGGCATATGGGCGCCGACGACGACGCTCGTGCAACTCCCTGATGTCGGAATCCCATACGACCTCGTGCCGTACTTCGCATATCTAACGGCGAACGAGGGGCTTGAGTTGGACGTCGTGACAGCGATGGGCGCGGCGGGAGTTATGAAACTCAATTTCGAGATCGGTTGGAGCGAGATTCTGCCGGGTTCGCTGATGATACCCGACAACCTCGCCTCGTGAAAGGAGCGTGAAGATGGAAACCGAACGCAAGAGCATCACACTCCACGATCTCAAACTCAGCGATACCGGCGAGTTCTCCGCCCTCTTCGCCCCTTTCAACAAGATCGACCTTCAGGGCGATCTCACTCTCCCCGGCGCCTTCGGAAAGCAGAACGTCGTGATCTCTGCCTACGGGCACGGCTCGTCGATGGGTATGGCACTGCCGGTGGGCAAAGGCTCAATCTCTGACGGTGAGACTGGCGGGATCGTGAAAGGTAAGTTCTTTCTCGACACCCAAGGTGGCAAGGATACCTACACGGTCGTCAAGGAGCTCGGCGATCTGCAGGAGTGGAGCTATTCGCTTCCAGAGATCGACTACGAAATGCGCACCATCGACGACCGCTCGGTGCGCGTGCTGAAGCGCATCAAGGTCAAGGAAGTCTCCCCGGTCATGATGGGCGCTGGCATCGACACTCACACTCTGGATGTCAAGTCGGCGGTGGGGGTACATCACACAAAGACTGACACGGGCGCGTGGGACGCTGGCGCCGCAAAGAAGAACCTCAAGATGGACGCGAGCGCCTCGTATTACAAAAGTGCGCATGCGTGGTTTGAGAGCGGCGCTGATCTCACCCTCAAAGGATCGTACAAGTTCATTCACCACTTCGTATCCTCCGACGGGGATGTCGGGGCCGCAAGCACGCGAGCGTGTTCCAACGGCATCGGAATCCTCAACGGCGGGCGCGGTGGTGCGGATATACCGGACGCGGATCGCAAGGGCGTCCATGCTCATCTCGCGGCGCATCTCAAAGACGCCGGGGCAGAGCCGCCCGAGTTGCGATCTGAGGACGCGGAAGTCAAATCGCTTCCGCTCGCCGATCATCTCGAGATCTTCGTCGTTGACGGAGAGGGATTGATCGAGCGGATCAAAGGGCTGGCAGAACTACGGGACGCGCAAGGTCGTCTCGTGTCTCAGCCCACAATGAAGCGGGTACAGATTGCGATGGGCACCCTCGAAAACCTCCTCCGCGAGTTCAGGGAGGTCGCTGCAAAGCACGATCGGGTTCAACGCGAATATCTGCGCTTCCAAAAAACGCTTTCGAACATGGAGTGAAAACATGGGAAGCAAATTGATTGAGAAGCGGAAAGAGTACGAGGCCAAGAAGGGCGTACTCACCGCGATTTTCAAAGAGGCGGGGGAGGACCTGGACACGAGCAAGATCACTCTCCTGCAGGGCGACGATGCCGCCAAGAGAAACGAGATTACCAAGAAGAATCTCGAACTCGAGGCGCTCGCCGCAGAACTCGTCGGTCTCGTGAAGCTCGAGGCGGAGGCGCGCGCTCAGGCAAAGCGCGAGGGGATCCAGATGCCCGACGACAAGCTGCCCGGCCAGGAAACCGATGTCAAGGACTGGACCGAGGTCAAGCAGAAGAACGGCCAGATCACGAAGCTCTACCGGGGCAAGTCCCTCGGCGACGTCCTGGTCATGATCAAGGAGAAAGACAACGCCCAACTCAAGGCGATGGGCATCGACGTCGGTGAGGCCGGCGGTTTTGCCGTGCCTGACCAGTGGGCGACCAACATCATGATGGTCACCCCGCCCGAGGCGATCATGCGGCCGCGCGCTCGGGTGCTGCCTCCGGGCACGCCTCCCGATGCCAAGTTGGACCTCCCTGCGCTGCGCCAGGGCGCGTCAGGAGTCTACGGCGGCGTTACCTTCACCGCGGCGAACGAAGGGACCGCAGGCATCACGGTGGATCCGAAACTCGACCTCGTGGTGCTCGAACCGCAGCGGCTCAGCGGAAACGTGGTCGTCGGCAACTCGCTCCTGCGAAACGCGACGGCGATGAGCGCCTTCATCGAGCAACTCTTCCGCAACGCCAAGGCGGGATTCGAGGACTTCCAGTTCCTGCAGGGCGCGGGGCTTGGCTATCCGTTGGGCGTGCTGAACGCTCCGGGTGCAACGCGCGTGCCGCGTGCAACGGCCGCGACGATTCACTTTGCGGACATCGCGAACATGCTCTCGAAGCAGATCGGGCCGAATCCGATCTGGGTCGCCAGCAAGAGCGCGCTCCCGCAGATCGTGACCCTCGCGGACGCCAACAACAACGCGATGTGGATCCCGGCGGCATACGGCGGAATCCAGGGGAACCTGCCCGGAACGCTCGCGGGACTGCCGATCATCTTCGACTTCAAGCAGCCGATCCTGGGCCAGGTGGGCGACCTCATGCTCATCGATCCGAGCTTTTATTTTATTAAGGATGGCTCGGGTCCGTACATTCAAGCAAGTGAACACGTACTTTTCACGAGTGATCAGACCGTGATCAAGATGACCTTCTTCCTCGATGGCCAGCCGTGGTGCAAGACTCCATTGCTCATGGACGATGGCGTGAGCATCGCATCTCCCTATGTGATCTTGCAGTAAAGGGAGCGGCGGAATGAGCGGACAGGGAATCGTGTACGTGCTCAAGAATAGACTTAACGGAAAGGTCTATGTCGGGCAGACCATGAAACCTTTCGAGCAAAGGCTGTGGCATCATATTCACAACAAGAAGCCCAGCATAATCGGGAGGGCGGTTCTAAAGCATGGTCTGGAAAACTTTGATGTCTCAATCAATGAGGCACCGGAGGAACTTCTTGACAATCTTGAGTGCAGTCTGATTTCCCTGTTCGGCTCCATGGCGCCTAATGGCTACAACTTTGATAGTGGCGGCCATGAGAACAAACACGCATCCGACATTACCCGCAAGAAAATGTCTGATTTGCGTAAGGGGAAAAGACCTGCGGGTCTGACATTTGCCGGCAAGAAACATTCCGAAAAGACGAAAAGCATGATTTCGGAAGCGCAGATCGGAGAAAAAAACCACGCATATGGGAAGCCCCGATCCCTTGAAGCGCGGCGAAAAATCTCTGAGGCATTTAAAGGGAAAGGGAATCCTTTTTTTGGGAAACATCTTTCAGCCGAACATCGAAAGAAAATATCAGATTCATTGATGGGCCATGAATGCCCTCTCCGTTCGGCTGAGACGCGCAAGAGAATGTCGGATGCTGGGAAAGGGAGAATCTTTTCCGCTGAACATCGGAGGAAACTGGCGGAAGCGGGGAAACGTCGCACGCATCCGATCGATGTAAGGCAAAAGATTTCTGAAGCCAATCTGAAAAGATGGGCCAAAGCGAATCTTGAGCGAGATGCTCGAACAGGAATTCAAGGCCATAGGAGGGCCGAAGCATCATGAAACAGAGAGTTATGGACGAGATCAAATTCGATGTGGGCCTCGGCCCCATATCGATCGCCTCGGGGGTCGCCACGGGGCAGTACTTCAACATGGCGAACTGGCGCAAGGCGGCATTTCACCTGAAACACGCTGCGATGGTAGCGGGAGGGACGATCACCCTGCAGATCATGCAGGCGTTGAACCAGGCGGGAGGATCGGCGGCGGTCATCACCTCTGCGGCGGCAGTGAACGCGCTGCTCGTGGGCGGCCAGCAGATGAAGATGGTGGCATCGACGTTGCTCACGGGCACGATCATCACCGTCAAACTCTACCGGCTGAGCGCCCCGACAGCGGCCACGCCCGGGACCATGACGCTGGTGGCCACGTATAACTTCACCTACGCCGCCGGCTCGAACGTTCCCGCGACGCGCACGGTCGGCCTCGGCGCGAACGACACAGCGGCAATCGCAAACTTGGCTGCGCTGATCAATGACCCGGTCTATGGGGTGCTTGACCCGCTCACCGCGAAGCTGGTTGTGGTGGCGACGGCGTCCACTGTCAACCTCACTGTCACCGCACAGGACGACAACCTTTGCTTTGGCCTCTCATCGACCCCCGACGACGGCACGAACGTGAAGTCATTCATCGGCGGCTCGCTGCTGGTCGAAGTGGACAAAGCAGCAATGAACCTGGCCGGCGGATTCACCTGGATCGCAGCAAGGGTCACCACGGCATCGGCCACGGTGATCTGCGACGTGACTCTGGCACGCATCGGGCGGTTCAGTGCGCAACCCCAGCAGGCCGAACAGCTGACGTGGCTGTAGGCTGAGCGGAAGAAGAAACGGGGCCGGCGTTCCGTTGGGAGCGCCGGCTCCTATCAGAGAGAGGTGAAACGATGGTGAAACAGATTTCAATCACGCTGTTGGTAGACGCGCGCTACAACAGCATCAACCATCTCGCGGGCGAGACATTCGAGATCGGAGAGGATGTCTATCCGCTCTGGCTCGAACGGGGAATCTGCGCACGCCCCGGAGCAGCGCAACAGGAGCAGGGGCCACCGCAGGAGGAGACGCCGCTTGAGGAGAAACTCCTTGCGATGAGCGTCGAGGACCTGGCGAAGATCGCTGATGGTCTTCCAATCGAGGATATCCCCGAGGACAAGCTCGACCTCGTGCTGGCGATCATCGAAGCAGGGTACACGGGATGAAAGCGCCGGAGATGCTTTTCTGGTCGCGCAACGGGCAGGAACTCGTACCAGTCGGGCACCCGGAGGCGCACACTCAGGCGTTCTTCGAGGGGCAGGAGATTCCCGAGGAGCATGCGGTGAAAATCATCGCAGGGGTGAGAAACAAAATGCGCGGCCCCGCACCGGTGAAATCCGCGTCGATTGCGGAGAAATGATTGCGCTCTAAAGGCGCGAGAGAGGAGAAAGGGCAATGGCAGATACAAGGTATGCACCGCTCAAGATGACTCGGGCCGGGCTGACGGCCGTCTACATCGCGGCGGTGATCGTCGGGACCACGAACTACGTGATGAAAAACGACGGTCGCACGTTCTTTCGGTTCTACAAGACGGGCGCCGCCACGTGCACCGTGACGTTCATCTCGAATGAGACCATCCGGGGCCTCGCCCTGGCATCGCCGACACTGGTAGTGCCGGCAACCACGGGGGACGTATACGCGGGGCCGTTCGAGCCGACCATCTTCAACGATGGCAACGGAGACATGCGGTTCAACTTCTCCGAGATCACCGGCATGTTCTTCATGGGCGTGAGCATGTAGCACGCGCGCTGCTCGCTGAGCAGCAGGAGGGATTTGAATGGCGGCAACAGAAATAAGGGTCGTACCGCTGCGCGTCACCCGCATGCCTGGGCTTCAGGCGCTGGGTTTGTACTTCACCCCGGTGCTCGCGGCCACTTCCACCTATGTGATGAAGAATGATGGCCACACCATTCTTCACGTGATCAAGGCGGGGGCAGGAACGACGGTACTCACGGTGCGGGCCAAGGGCATGATCCGGGGCGATCAGGCGGCAGACCAGACGTGGTCGGTGGTCGGGGCGACAGGCATCCTCTACGTGGGGCCGTTTGAGCCGGGGCTGTTCAGTGATGCGTTCGGCGATATGCGCTTCGACTTTTCGACCGATGTGACCACGCTGACAGCGATCGCGCTCGCGATCCCGTAAGAGAGGCGCGCCGGTGGATCTTGTCACGCTGCATACGTTCATCGAGACCGACCTCGCGGACGTGCCGCTGCAGATCATCCTCACCGCGGCCGACGAGGACCTCACCCTCGCGGTGGGCCCGGACACGACGATGATCGAGGAACGCATGGGCCAGGGGCAGCCGAATCTCTGGCTGCAGCGGCCGGCGGCTTCTATCACCTCGATCACGCTCACCGATCCCGAAGGTACAGTGACCACGTTGGATACGACGGACTGGCATCTTGATCCTGCGGGCAAGATATTGACGCGGCTCAGGACGGGCACGAACCCCGACAGCGGATGGAACAACCGGGTGACGGTCACTTATGTGCCGGCCGACCTGAACAAGCGGCAGCGCGCGCTCGTGGCGCTCGTGCAGCTCGAACTCGATTACCGGCACGGGAAGAAGTCTGAGAACATCGGTGATCATACGATGACGCAAGCGGACTACAACATCGCTCGGGCGCAAATCATTTCCCAGGCGATGACGAGGACGTTTGCATGATCAAAGGCAGTTCGCCGGCGCGCAGCAGGATGACGATGCGAGTCACCTTCGAGCGGCAGTTCGCGCCGACGGGCGCTGACGGGTTCGGGCAGAATACGGGCGACTGGCGGCCATCCTGCACGGTGCCGTGCTGGGCCTGGGCGCCCAGGAGCGGGGGGCGACAAACGGTGAGTGGGGAGTCGAGGACGGTGACCACAATGACGCCCGGCATGATCGTGCCGCTGCACACTGACGTTCTCAATACCGACCGGGTTCAACAGGTGGTCGACCGGGCGGGCAACGTGATTTTCGGCCTGATGAGGATCGACTCGGTAGATCCGCGGACCACGCACCTCGAGCTCCGGCTCCTGGAGATTCAGTGATGGGCGTGATCGACACCTTCGTTTGGAATGGCGACGCGGTGGGCGAAAAAATGCGCGCGGCAATCCGCTTCGGCATGGACTCGGTCATGGCCGATTGCGTTGTCACAGCGAAGGGACTCGTGCATGTGAGGACCTCAGTTTTGCAGGGCTCGATACAGATGCGGCCAGCGGTGGATGAGGGAAGCCGAATCATCGGGATCTGGGGATCGTACAGCGTCAACTACGCGATCTTCATCGAGGAAGGAACGCAACCGCATGTGATCTATCCCCGGTTCAAAAAGGCGCTGTACTGGCCGGGCGCGGATCACCCGGTGCGCATGGTCAACCATCCCGGGAACCCGGCGTATCCATTCCTGCGTCCCGCGGCCGACATGCACTATCCGTCGCTCGGGCTGCGCATCAAGGCGCAATTCGCGTGGGGGGCGGCATGACGGATTACCTCTCAGCGCTGCGAAACTATCTGCTCAGCCAGCAAGAGGTGACCGACCTCAGTCGGGCGATCTATGTATTTGCGATTCCGCAGGGGGAGCTCGTATTACCGGATCCGGACACCGGGCTCCCGCGCGGACAGCACAAGGTCGCGGTCATCCTCGCATCTGGCGGCCCCCTGGGGAAGTTCCGCAATACGATCACCGAGGCGCGCACCGATATCGTCTGCTTTGGCGAGACTGACTTCGAGGCGGTGAGGTTTGAAAATGCTGTCGCGAATGCGATGAAATCGCTCGCGCGACAGACGGTGCCGGACGGGTCCGGCGGGGCGGTGCTCCTACACGGTGCGACAGTTGCGCCAGGTGCGATCCAAGCACGCGACCCGATTACCTTTTGGCCTTGTGCGCGGCGGCAATATATCGTCCGCGCTGACGAACGACAGATAGGAGGGACCTATGCAACCGTATGAAATCTTCCTGAGTCCGGCCCAGCTTTATATCGCGCAGGAAGGCGAACCCGCCCCCGCGATCGATGCGGTACCCGCAGGAAACTGGGTGCTACTCGGGACGGCTGGGAACCGGAACCAGGGCGAGGCGGGTGTGACGCTCTCGCACAATCAAACCATGGTCTTCCACTCGACGGTGGGGGAGATAGGCGATGTGAAAGGCTTCCGCACGCATGAGGAAGACCTCGTCGAGGTCGTGATGGAGGATATGTCCATCGAGGTCTACGCGAAGAGCCTGAACATGGCGGGCATTCGCGAGGTGGCCGCAGCTTCGCAAGTGGCGGGCTACAAGTCCATGGGCGGCAAGATGGGCTTCGACGTGCAGACCTGGGCGCTACTCGTGCGCGTGCCCGTCTCGTCCTATGGCGACGGGTTGAACTCGCAATGGCTCTACCCGAAGGTCGTCGACTTCGGGAACAAGAAAATCGTCCTCGATGCCAAAGGCACGGCCGTCGGACTGGATTTCAAGTTCAAAGCACTCGCCGACCCGAACGCTGCCTCGGAAGCGGAGCGGTTCTTCATCTTCTCCGAGCAGACCGCGATGGCGCTGCCCTAAGCCATGGCCGAACCTGTTCTCACACTCGACACCCTGGAGCCCGTGCGGTCGTTCATCACGATCGACAAGAAGCGGTACGAGCTGCGCGACGCGGACGAGCTCACGCTCACGCAGACAGCTCATATTCATAGGCTCGCGCAGGAGATCTCTAACGCTGGGAAGCCCGAGGCCCAGGTCACCGAAGAGGAAGCAAAACGGTTTGAGGATTTCGCGAATGAAATGCTCGCGATCGTGGTGATTGGCCTTCCCGATGAGATGCGCGACAAGCTGACCATCCGAAAGAAATATCAGATCGTGTCGGCTTTCAATGCCCTCGCCTCCCAGAAGTGGAGCACGGAGGTGGGGGAGGGGAGCAGCAAGACCTCGGACGGATCGTCTCAAGGCTCCGCAGATTCTACGGGGGTACCCTCCGCGAGTGGCTGAACGAAATCCAGCTGCGCTGGGTCCGGGCGCACCTCGAGGCGCTGCCCGAGATAGAAGCGAATGAGGCTATGGCGGCGGCAGAGATAATCGCGATGGGCACAGGGAGTCTCGAAAAGAAAGACCGGGATGCAGTCATGCGGCGATGGCGGAAACAAGTTGATCAGAAGGCCCGCAAGACCACTACGCCGCAGGACATGAAAAGCGCACGGGCTCTGATGGGGATCGCGGAGAAAAAGAATGGCTGACGCAGATCTCGGCAATGCAGTCCTCACGCTCACAACCGACGCCTCGGGGCTCGATGAAGGCCTGGAGAAAGCGCGGGGCGGCGCGGCTGATCTCGTCGCTGATTATGCCAAGGTAGTAGCAGGCGTCGCGGCGGCATGGGCCGCACTCTCGACAATCAGGCAGATCGTCACAGACAGTTTGGATGCTTACAAGGAAGCAGGCATCCATCTGGCCGTCATGGGCGCCGCCTTAAAAGCAGCGGGAGACAATTCGGCCGGTTCCCTCGAAGGGATGAAAGACCTCGCCAGCCAACTGCAAAGAACGACGATTTATTCCCGAGATATGGCAACCTCTGCAGAGGGATTGCTCATTTCAATCGGGCACCTATCAGCGGAAGGCGTGCAAGAGATATTGCCCCACGTTGCAGACTTGGCGCAGGCCTTGGGAATCAATTTAGATCACGCCGGCCGAATGGTCGCTCAGAGCCTGGACGGGACTCGCAATATGCTCTCACGTTATGGCATCGAGGTGGACAAGTCCGCCGACAGCTCGACGAAACTTAAAGAAGTCATCGATGGATTGCAAGCGAAGTTCGGAGGGATCGCAACTGCCGTTGGAGGTGATGCGGTTGCCTCGATGACCAAACTGCAAAATGCAAACAAGGCATTATCTCAGCAGATGGGGGAGAGTTTTGCAAGATCGGCCCAGCCCATCATCGATTTTCTTACAAAACTGAAACTCGCATGGGCCGATGAATTGAAATCTGAAAATGAATATTTGGTTTCTCATGCAAAGGTTTTAGCTGGCACCGCCTCCGGGCAAGATATCATCAACGAGAACATGCATGCGATTGCTCTACTCCAAGAACAAATGAAACAACTGACAAGCAGTGCTTCGCTATACGTTGATGAGAATGGGAAACTGACCAAGGGCTATAATGATTCTTTAAAATCAATTAATGACCAAATAGTTGCATTAGAGAAACACAACCTGCAATTGTCGAACGCCTCGGTATATGCCGCTCAATACGCGGCGGAGGTGGCCAGGCAAACTCAATCGGTGTTGGATTCGCAAAAGAAAGCAGAAGAAGCCTGGAAAGGCCAGGCCGAAGCAATGAAGACCGCCACCGAAGCCTTAAAAGAACACGGCCAGGCGAATGCCAACTGGACCGACGTGATCATCTCGCGTCTTCGCCTCATGCATGACGCCACTCAGGGCGTCGATGAAATATCGAACAAGACATGGGCCGACGTTGCGAATGGTGCGAACGTTGCATCAAAGTCGGTTATGGATGCATCGCTGAAATATGCCCTCTCAATTAAATCAACCTTGCTGGGCGTCGAGAAAGATTATGATGAGGGGGCCAAGGCAGCCCAGAAAGCAGCCGAAGAATCCTTTAAAGCCTTTGAGAAATCTTTCAGGCAGATCGAGGGGGTCGTCCACACTGTCATGGGCCAACTTTCCTCGATCTCCTCGACCTACTACCAGGGGCAGAACAATGCGCTCGATGCCTGGTATCAGAAACAGATTGCATCCCTCGGGGATATGACGAATGCGACCAAAGCGCAGACGGATGCGAAGGCCGCGATCGACAAGGAGTACGCGGAGAAACAATCGGCACTGAAGAAGCAGCAATGGGAAACTGACAGGAGTATGGCCCTCGCGAATGCTTTCGTAAGCACGGCGGAAGCCGTGGTCAAGACATTTTCAGAGTTTGGCTGGCCCTGGGGCGTTATTCCTGCGGCAATCGTTGCAGCCCTCGGATCGGTTCAGATAGGGCTCATCGCTGGCGAGCCTGAGCCTGCATTCGCTCAGGGCGGCAGTTTCACGGTCCCGCCCGGGTATCCGAACGATTCTTTCCCGATGCGCGTGCAGAGCGGGGAGCATGTGAGCGTCACGCCAGCGGGCCAGGGCGGCGATCAGGTGATCCATAACACGCTCGTCCTCGATGGCCAGGTCCTCGCTGACTGGACTACGAGGGCAAGCCGCAATGGCCGCATCCTCACTCGCGCGCGATCGGTGGTGCCATGATCCCGCTGCGCATTGCATGGGGCGATCTCGCCAAGTTGCAAACGGTGAGCGACAGCACGGAGGCCGCGGGCTACCCTGGGGCGAATGCGATCGACTCCCGCCTCTCCCGCATCTGGCGCACCACGAGCGCGGCCGCGCAGTGGATTCTGTTCGATGCGGGGGTCGGCAAGACGATCACCTTCGACACGTGCTGCATCATGGCGCATAACCTCACCGCTGCCGCAGTCGTGAAAGTGCAGAGCGATGACACAAACTCATGGGCTCCCCCTGGGGGCGTGGACCGAAATGGCGACCCGACACAGCCACTCATGACGATAGATGTGGGGCTCGCGCAGACGCCGAGGCGGTACGTGCGCGTCTACATTGACGATCCGACGAACCCGGCGGGCTATGTGCAACTCGGGCGCATCATGCTCTGCGTGCGTTCGGAGTTCGAGACCATCGACACGGGATTCCAAGTAAGCCTCAAGGACACGTCTCTCGTGAGTCGGTCGGTCACGGAGCAGGTGTATGCCGATATCGGCGTTGTCTCACGCGTCTACCTCCTGAAGCTGGGCAGCATGAAGAACACGACGAAGCAGGCGCTGCTCGTCATGATGGCGGCCGTCGGGCAGTTCGATCCTGTCGTCGTATACCCGGCCGAAGCTCTTGTCGGGCAGCAGATAGGCGGAAGCGTCGAGGGCATCAACCCGATTTATGCCACGATGAGCAAGGTCACGGTGTTCACCGAAATCGGCGGGCTTGGCTGGAGCGACGATGGTCTCTCTTTCACGGAGGCGCATTAAATGAGTGTGCAGATCACCAATTACCAGAACCTCGCCGACAAACAGCGCCGGGGCTATCAGGCGATCTCCCTTGATTCGCTCACCACCACGGCAGCCGTCACGATCAAGAGCGGCAGCGTCGTTGAGGTTGCCGGCGCGCTCTATGAGTTCCAGGCCGACGAGACGGAGAGTGGCGGCACGTGGGCGGGGATCGGCAACAGCAACGTCGTCTATATCTACATCGTCCCGGCCGGTTCTACGGCGACGTGGATCTATTCGACGACGGCGCCGACGTGGGACACCGCAAAGCAGAGTTTCTACACGGGCGGCACGAGCCGGTGCGTGGCGGTTCTCTACAAGGACTCCGGCGGCCTCTATAAGAATAAAGTCGTTCTTCAACCATGGATGCAAGGCGCTTTTCAGCAGTCTCCGGTTCATGGGATGCAGGTTTTCACATCAGGAATTAATGCGACTTGGCCATGTCCTGGTACTGGATTCTACAAAATAACTGTTGTGGGAGGTGGCGGAGGCGGAGGCGGTACTGCAACTGTAACGCTTCAATCTGGGGGAAGCGGCGGAGGCGGAGGCACTGCAATATCTGTTCTCTATGAAGCGGCAGGTACCATATTCACATACACGGTAGGCGCATCGGGAGGAGGTGCTTCCGCTGGCTCAAACCCTGGCACTGGCGGCGGTAATTCGACTCTGACGGATGGAGTAGTGACCCTTACTGCCAATGGTGGCGTTGCTGGTATTGCAGGAGCGCCAATCGTGCCAGGATCTCTCGGAGGAACTGCAACTGGAGGCCAGGTAAACATAGCAGGAACTCCCGGAGGTCCCGGGTTTCAGATTCAAACTACCGCTTTCCCAATCCTTCAAGGCGGTTGGTCGGGGAATGGTGGGAATAGTATTTTCGGAGGCGGTGCAGTAGGTCTGGTTGCTACTACAGCCGGCGGCGGGGCAGCTGGTGCAAATGCTACCTCTTATGGCGGAGGAGGGAGTGGGGCATCCAGTAACAATAAATCCGGCAACCAAACGGGAGGGAATGGTTTCGCCGGGATAATCATAATCGAGTACTGAATGTCAAAACAACTTGGTGGAACCTTTGAAAGAAACGTAGAATCCATACCATCCACCGTGCAAAATAGCCATGTCGCTTCCGAAGATCGAATGAGTACAGTCGTCAACGAATCCTGCCTCAAAGCCTTCGAACCGGAGACCGGCCTTCACATTGTACTCGGTGAGGAACGGAGAAAAATGTATATCGCCGATATGCGTTTCCTCGGTTTTTGTTTCTGCGGACAGAAAGAGATGATCCATGGCCAAAAGTTCGGCGCCGAGCGTAGTCACAGCCGCATTCTGGGGAGCTTGCCAGGCGGCATATCCGTCAGGAGATTGAATAGTCAAGCTCTGATTGAGATTCATTCCCGCGATCAGATAGTAGGACAATACCAGCCAATTCATGATTGCACCTTCCCCCCTTTCGGCCGCCCCCCCCTGCGACCGTTCAGTCGCGCGGCTTGCACCTTCGCGATGGATTTCGACTGTCCCCCCTTACGGCCGAGGGCGACAGCGGCAGGATTGCTTTTCTTCTTGCTCATTCTTGAAATATATCTCAAGCGCTTGGGATTGTCAAGGGCCACGTAATGGGCACAAAAGACAGCCCGCAGACAAAGAAGATCACACTCGTCGAGATCGACTTCCTCCAATCGCAGAAGCAATGGTTCAACTGGTCTGCTGCTACCTGGTACGTGAACTTCGCCGTGTACTATCCGCTCATCGGCGCGGACTTCCTCAACGGCATATCTCCTGAAGCGATCACCGCAGTCGGCTCGGTCCTCTGCGATGGCGTGGCGCTCACGAGCGTCGCCTCTGATGCGCTCACCGTGAGCACGGCGGGGAGTTGGTACTTCGACCAGGTCGCGCGAACGCTCTACGTCCACGCTCTCGACAGCAACGACCCGTCGCTACACGTGCTTTCCCTCGGCGTGACCTTTGGCTGCGCGGACCAGGCGGGCTACTGGAACACGCTCTACTATGACGCGCGGCTGAAATCAAAGCCGACGCTGACGAAAGCGAAGGACCCGCTCTTTTTTGGCCGCATCGTTTTCGGAGGATCCACAACCGGGCTGGAGAACGCCGACGGCCTTTTTGATCTCATCGCGGAGAATGGCGGGGCGCTCTTCGGCGCGCAGATCCGCCACTTCCAGGGCTTCGACACCGATGCCTACGCCGCCTTCACCCGGCTCGATACAAGTGTCGTGCAGAATGTCCATGTGATGCAGGATATTTTCCAACTCGATTTCGTAGATCGGCGTTCCTTCTTTTCGGTCAAAGCGCCCTCGCGCGTATTCGATGTAACAACCTATCCGAACATCAAGACGACGAACATCGGGAAGGAGATCCCGCTCGCCTACGGCACGATCCTCGGGATGCAGGTCATGTGCGTCGACGAGGCAATCGGCGGCTCCCCGACTCAGTACAATTTCAAGATCTGCGATACCGCAGACCATGCGAACGGCATCCAGTCCATTGATAACGTCTATGTCGACGGGAAAATCGTCACGCCGACGAGCTCCAGCCTCACAAATGGCACCTTCATTCTGGCGCTCGCTGACTATAAGCCGGGCAACACCGTCACCGCCGACGTCCACGGCTACAAGGACGGATCGAGCAATTTCATTTCCTGCGCGACCGACGTGATCCTCGACCTGCTCAGCATCTACTACGCCATGACCTATATCTCCGCAAACTACAACCTCACCGAGTGGGCCGCAGCAAAGACCCTCCAGGGGGCTACCCTCCCCGGCGGGATCGGCCTCGTGGTCGAAAAGGCGACCGAAGTATTCACGATCGTCGAGGACATTTGCGCGAGCACACTCCTCAATCTCATCCCCCAGGACTCCGGCGTGCTCACGCTCCGCATGTACGACCCGAACCGCGCGACGACTCAGACCTTCAAGGCGGATGAAGTAATGGCCATCCCCGCACGGGACTACGATACGACTCAGGTGATTTCCTCGACGATGGTCGGCTATGCGAAGGATTGGGCGAAAGGTTCCTGGCAGCAATTGCATGACCTCTCGAAGCAGGCGGCGATTTACGCGGTCTACAAGGTGAACCGGGAGACGGCATTCAACACGCTGTTGACGACCGCTGCCGATGCGCAGACCTTTTCGACGCTCATGTTGCAACTTGCCGGGGCGGTGCTGAGCCGGCTGACGGTGAACTTCAAAATGTCGCCCCTGGGATGCGAGATTATGGATTTCGTTTCCGTGCCCGTGGTGCGTGCGAGCAAGGTCGTACAGACAGTCATCATGGAAGTCTTGCAGATCGATAAGACTCCGAGTTCGGCAATCGTCCTTGGAGGCCGAGTAGTGAGGGCAGCATAATGGGCGTCAGCATCGGCGATCTTATGGACGCGATCAGGGCGCTCAAAGCGCAACTCGCCCCCCTTCCGCAGTCGGCGGCGGGAGTGGGGCAGGAGGTAGCTCTTAACCCGGGGTTAAACGCAAATCTCGTCGCTCCGGCAGGTGGAAGGTGGCGAGTTTACCACACCGCTACGACAAATACGGGCCTTTGGTATACAGGGCTTCAGGTTTCCATTGTTGCCGGGGGGGATATCGTTGAGGTAGCCATCAGCGGGACCGTCGCCTGGACCGGCCTTGCCTGGAGGATTGCATGACCATAGACTTCACGAAACCCGTCCTTGTGATGCCCGATGGAAGTTATGTCGTAGCAGTGAGCAATCCATCATACCCGCAATACAATGTGACGAGCGACCCTGAGTTTGCTCCGCTCTGGGCCAGCATCCAGGAGTGGCTGGCAGCGGGCAACACGGCGGCGCCATACGTCCCTCCTGCGCCCGTGGCCCCTGATCCGAAGATCGCAGCGCAGGCGACGCTCCACGATCTCATGCTCAAGTATGTGAACTCGATCATGGTCGGGCCAAGCGCGCCGCTCACTTACGCGCCCGCTTGGCTCGCGGCCTGGAAAGCGGCGGGGATGCCATGAAGAGGATAGAGTGATGGAGAAACCGAAAACAGCAGCCCGTATGCTCGACGCTCTCTGGTACGCCGTTTTTGGCATGGATGAAAAGGATGGCATGTTTGCCATGGTCAAGGCGCTTTGGGA